TGGATCGGTGATGTCTCGACCACCTTTGATATACTGCTTGTTCCGGTATTTGGTGTTGTCTTTTTCTACCGATACGCTGTTTTTGATCGCGTCCTTTGTGGTAACCGCAAACGGAGCGGAGTAGGTTGACCGCTCAACAAAATGCAATTTCTTGTCAAAGTCTATAAGCCAGATATAGTTTGCTTTTTCTGCTATCGCATCGATGGCGCTCGGTACAGTGACATAATTAAAAACGGCCTCCGTGACTAGAGGACCGTCTTGGATACAGTCTTTAAAAGTATTTTTTACATAGTCAATATTACTTACAGTACCGTTGTTTTTATTAACAGAACTATCCTCCGTCAAATTATCTCGGTCCTTGTCTAGCTTCCAGTATCCGACTAATCCGCTTTCGTTTCCGATTAGCCCAGAGTACATATCACTCTCGACTTCTCCACTCCATAACCTAACCTCTGCTAAGCCTAATTGGGCGTAAGAACCGAAATGATACCCAAAGAATACTCCACGGTCATTTGCAAAACTTCCTATAGTTTTCGGGACAGACGATTTCAGCACACCATCAATGTAAAACTTTACCGCTGAATTTGTCACAACCCCTCTTAGGGTGTGCCAGTTACCGTCTAGTCCTTCTCCAATAGAGGCCATAGCCGTGTCCCGTGCCGAAGTAGCGTCCCTGATAGTAATGCCAAGCGTGCTTGGGGCCATCCATCCTAAGCCCCAAAAAGGGGTTACGGTGGTGTCCCCGTATTTTGAAATAATAGTCCTAAACCACGCCCCAACATAGGTACTATTGAACCAACACTCAACAGTAAATTCGGTCATATCATATGATGGTATATAAGGCGTCTTCGCTACAGCGCTTGTTCCGTTAAAGTAAGTTGAGTATCCGATGGATATTCCCTCGTCTTTTAAACATTTCTTCCAAATGTCCGCGATTATATCACCGGCAAGTGTATCCTCGTAAGCATTGGCAATGATCCTTTTATCAGCAAGATAATGCCAATCGACACAACTCAAAGTGTGATATTTGATCCCGGTTACGACGTCTTTTTTTTCGATTGGCTTGCCAATTACCCCAGCGAATACGATATTGCTATCATCGTCTGTAATCTCGACTGTCTGCCCCTTTGAATATGTTTCTATTCCGTACTTGTCGATCACAACAAACGAGGCTGTGGAGCGTTCCTCGATCGCGTCGTCGATGTTCATGCTGTTTTTAGCGATCACAACTTCTACTCCATTTACTTTGATCAAGTGCTCCACCTCCTAAATTGCTAATCCTGTTTTGGCTATGATGAAATCACGCAAAGGCTCGCCAAGGATGCGGATTAGGGTTTGCCCGTCGATGTTGAGTGTGATGTTCGCTGTGCCATATCCGCTTCCGCCACCTGCCCCCGCCGCCATTGCCATAGATTCGTCATTCGAGAATACTTGTGCCCCTCTCGATAGATTGATTAATTCAGGCCCTTCTTCCCCGACCCAAGTAAGTCCGCCGCGCCAGAAGTCAGTTCCCTGTGCATTGTTTCCGGCATAGTTCACAGCTTCATCGTACTTACTGCTTATCTGTGTCGGAGCTACATTCTTACTACTTACAGGGGTGCTGTTCCAGCTCGTCAGCCATTCAACCGCTGTTCTGATCGCTCCGGTTATCTTTTCAAATACAGTCACAACGCCTTCAGCTATTCCAATTACAATGTCAAACGCTTTCTTGATAATATCGCCGATTATCGGGAATGTTGGCTCTATAAACTCCCACAACCCTCTCAGAATAGGCAAAAGCAAGTTCTCAAAGAGATCCCAAACGATAGTGACAACATTTTTAATGATCGTGAATACCCCAGAAATGATACTTTCTATCTGTGGCATTTTATCTCTAATCATTCCATAAAACGATTCTATTATTGGTAATAAATTTTCCTTGAAAAATGCCCACGCTTTACTCACCACATCAACTATGGCATTAAACACGCTTTCAAATGTTTCTTTTATTTCAGGCCAATGGTCCATAATATATCTGACTAATTCATCGAAAATAGGGATGATATTGTCCTGGAAAAACTTCCATACTGTATTGGCATATTCGACAATAGCACTAAAGACTGTATCAAATATACTTTGTATTGCTGGCCAATTGGATTGAACATATTTAAAAACATTCTCCAACATTGGAAGGAAAAAGGTTTTAAATATGTCCGCTGCCGATGTTACGAAATCGGAAATCGCGCCAAAGACAACTTTGAATACTGATTGAATCTGTGGCATATGCGCGGAAATCCACTCTAACATCCCTTGAAACATTGGCATTACACTAGCACCGATATTAGTTGTAAGCGCACCAAGGGACCGTTTAACCTGGTCCATACTATCAGTGAACTTGACTCCAGCGTCTACTGCATCGTCGCTCAGCACTAACCCTAGATCGTTGGCCTTCTTACGCATCTCTTCGACTGATCCCGCAGCCCCATTGATGAGTGGCGCAAGTTCGGAGGCTGACTTCCCTAAGATGTTGTTAGCAAGAGCCGCTTTTTTAGGTCCTTCTTCCATGCCTTGAAGTGCGGTTACAGTTTCATTGAATAATTGCTCTTGGGACTTCATTTTCCCATTGTTGTCGTTTATGCTGACCCCTAAGTCTTTGAAGTAGCCCGTGCTTAACTTAGTTCCTTTGCTTGCTTCGTCAATTTGCTTGGTGAAACTTTTAAAACCACCTTGTAAGACTTCGACACTGGCCCCCGATTGGCTCATAATAAAGTCCCACTCTTGGAATCCCTTTCTACTTAATCCAATCTTTTGAGATAGTTTATCAATCCGGTCTGTACTTTCCGCCGCTTTTGTTGCAACGCCAAACAATGCAGCTGCGCCTGCTCCGGCCGCCACTGTTAGCCCTAATGCCCATTTACCAGCTGTTGCAATTCCCTTACCAAGGGTTGCTGTGACACTTCCAGCCTTCTTGTCCGTAGCGTCGATAGATTTGTTAGCCCCATCATTATCAATAAGAATGCTCCCGAATAGCTTAAATATTTCCAACCTTTACATCTCCTTTCTTCAATGATGGCAAACAAAAAACACCCTTATCTAAAAAGGTGCTTTCTTGGTTTCATTATTTCTTCTCAATGGTCGCCTTCCACTTGGTCGTGGCTTGTGTTATCTGACTTAGGTTATATGTCCCGGCCGTGATGCGTATGGGAGATGTATCCTCGCTTATACCCTTAACATCTATAAGCATTCCCAATAACTCACCTTTCTCGTTATTAATAAAGAGGGAAAGCGATCCGTCCGCGGAATAAGTTTCCCAATTTATGCGATACTCAAATCCATTTTCTAGCTTGAAGTTCTCTGTATTTTTCTTCCCGGTTGCTTCCCACGACCCAACTTCAACCCATTTCTTTTCAACCGTTGGAACTGGGGTTTGTGTGGCTGTCGGATGAGTTCCGCATCCGACAAGTGTAATCACAAGTATAGCCAATAAGCATATTAGTCTTTTCAATCCACTCAACTCTTTCTTACATAATTTTACTACATTATACACTATGTAAGAGGTTTATTGGCTATTACTTCATGTTGTTTAATAACTTTTGAAAATTCAGCTATGATTTCTTCAGATGTTTTCTTTGTTAAATTAACGCTCGGTTTTATTAATTCTTTTTTGTAATCACTAAAACTCTGAAATTTCATTTGACCCATCATCATATGAGGATAAAGACCATTCCACGAGCTAAATATAAATGCTTCGTTTTCCTTTTCTTGCGCGTGGGTGAGTAATCCCAGTGTTAATGGTAAGTCCATTATGGCCCCCAAGTCGTAGGTCTTAGATAATAACTCTAATAATCTAGGACAGCTTACTTGACGGCAGATTTGAAAAAACTTACTAGGTCAGGATTAGCCATCATATCTTTGATAAACTTAATCAGGTCTACTTCCTCAGCTTCCACAACTGTGCATTTCTTGATCTCAGCCACAAAACTATATATCTCCTGCTCCGCTCGATGCGCCTTTGATACTACTTGTATTATTAGATCGGCTCCAACTTGTTCCTGAGTTGCTTCTGGATTTTTGATTGATATATTTAGTTTATCGACAATAGCAGATAGTTTGATCCCTTGTCTTGTCGTTATCATTCATTTTCACTCTCACTTTTTAAAAGATAAGGCGAGGTTTCCCCCGCCCTTAATTATGCTGTTGTAAAGTTTACTACCGCAATAGGCATCTTATTTCCGGCTGTGTCCCTAACATTGGCGATTGTCCAGATATAAGGAGTGGCTGCGGTCAATGAAGCTGTCGGGTCGAAGGTGACTACCTTCGTGGCAGATACATAAGTTAATGCTCCTGCAACGATTGTACCGTCTGATGCTTTTATCAAGACAAAGTTGTCATTGGTGACATCGGCAGACTTAATGTCCTCGCTGAATGTCGCTGTCAGGTTAGAAGTAACGACTACCGCAACTGCGGCGTCAACCGGCACGGTGGTAACGGTAGGCGCGATCACATCGCCACCAATGCTGGCAACGTCCTCGATCTCGTAAAGGTTTGCCGTGTCGTCTGTTGCATCCCAATGAGCCGAGATCTCCAAGCCAACTTCGCCCTCACCCTTGGGCTTTGCGGCAAGAGAGAAATCTTTTTCATTCATGGCGTTGTAAAGCGTGATCTTTTTGTACAATCCACTAATTAGCTTGGCGAACATGGTGATGTTTTTCCGATATGCAGCGCCCGGAATGACACCAATTGATGCACTCCCTGCGGTCAGGACATTACCAACCCGCGTGACAAAAGGCATTGCTAACTCCAAGGTATCAATAGACGTGTCGATCAGGGTTACGCCAAGTGTCGCGTTTAAATCCTCCACGACTTGCATGTCCTTTGTCTTGCCTTTTTGCCCGTCAAATTCAATGTCGCGGATTGTGGCTTTAACGTCAAATGAGCCGCCACCTCTGGTTGGTCCTAATAGCTTTTCCCCTACCTCGCCATAGTTTAAATAGACTAGGCCGTAATCAATTTGAATCGCTTCGATTTGTTCTACTGTTGGCATCTAATCACCCTCTCCTAAAAATTCTAGCTTGGTAGATGTACTTTCTTCGCCGGATAAGCGGATCATCGTCCGTCAACGGGATTTTGGTATCCAGATAAAACGCGGCTGTAATGTTTCCGGATGTCAACGTGCTCTTATTTAGCGCCGAGTTGACGGAGGATATTAGGGTTTCAAGGGATGTCGTGTCGGGGTTTACGTCCCAGGCGTCAACGTCCACGATGGCAAACTCTTGACCTTCGCCATCGTCGTAAATACTCGGGAAGTCAAAGACGAGATAAGGGAAGGGGGCAAGTTCGGGAGCCTGTTGGAAATATACGCGAGGGTGGACGGTTTTAAGTTGTGCATTTAATGCTTTTCTTAATTCAATCATTCTTCTTCCCCCTCGCTATATATTGCGGCTCCATCCTCGTCTATAAGTCCTAGTGCCATGTTCTCGTCGGCAATTGCGCTTAAATATTGGCCTTGCACCCTCCTTATATCGTCAAGATTTTCCATAACGGTTCCTCTCAGTATGTTCCTCGCTGGCTGTCCTTTTTGCCCCAACTCGGATAATGCGCCATACCAAGTATCATGTTTGAATCCTATCTGTAAATCTGTTTCCTGTTTGCGAATCCAATATTGAGTGGAATTATAAACCCTCTTACCTCTTTTCATGCCGGGTAATTTCCTGAGCTTTACAATCATTTTCTTTCTAATGAGCTTTGCCGTATCTCTTAACGCTGCCCTTTCAAGCTCTTTTAAAAGATACTTCGTTCTATCCACGTTTGAGGTAAATCTCACTCCATCACTTGTAACCCTCGTTACGCTTCTAGGCATAGCCATTAGATCACCCCATTTACTAGCCCTTGACAGACTAGCTCAGTAAGTTCTCCATCTTTGTCATACGTCCGAATGATTGTGTACGTTTTGAGGTTGTATTCTAGCTTTGGCTCTTGCTCATACTCAATGGTTCGCACTATGAACATTAATTCCGGCCTTAGCCCTGTTGCTTGTGCTTGATAGAACTCATTCTGCCGGACGGATTTCTTATCAGCAAAGACTTCTCGCTTTGTCTCGACTTCGATTATATCTCCCATATCGTTCTCGATTGTAGTAATACTGACAAGTTTTATAACGTCACGAAATAACATTAAGCCACCACCGATGGCACAAGGTTGATTGGAATTGTTGTGCTGGCTGAAATATCAATATTAGCAACAGATGATCCATAACCACTTGCGGAAATTTCGTATGCGTAGTTATTGCCAGCTCTAACATAAAAAGTGGCAACGCCTAATAGCCCGGTTAGTTTTCTTACGCCATCGAATATTATCTCCACTTCATCAATTGGATTTAATCCATCTTTTATTTCAAAGATGACACCGTAGTATGAATACTCAATAGTCATTGATAGGTGCATTTTCAAAAGGTTATAAGATATTTGCAGTCTATCGGCATCGGGATTAGCCCATCCAAAGTTTGCTTTGACATAGATTAGGATAGCTCTTTTAATTAAAGAGTCTGTATCGTCGTTCGCCTTTGTGTCCGTTACGCCCGAGAGGGTTAAGTCCAGCCTAGCTGCCGCTATTAAGTCGGCAACTTCACCGTCAAAGGCTATATTTGTGATCCTCAAGGCAACTTTCACATCATCGAGAAAAGTTGTCGCCATGTTGTACCTCCTTAAAAGGAGAAGGAGAGAATTAACTCTCCTTCGCTAATTAAGCTAATGTTTTTGTTAAAGTAATGTTTTTGTCAAAGTTACGAGAGAATTCTTATCAACGACCTTGCCGTCGGCAAGCATGATAGCCTTAGTGACTTGATCGTCGGTCACATTGTCCTCATACTTTTTGAGGGTCATTTGGTAGTTAGTGTTAAGAACATAATCCTTGAAGTTGAAGAGGAAAGCGAAGATAGTATCTGCCGCCACTGTAGCAAGATAAGAACCTACATAGTTATTCAACACTACTGTTCTACCTAGCAGAGTTCTTTCCGGTCTGCCGCTAATGCCATAGTTGACTCTTGCGATAGGTTGCTTTTGGCTGTCAACCATGCCGATAAATGTCATAAAGGATTTTTTGGACATGCACCATACAGCATCCTGCTCGTATTCGAGGGGCAATGCTGCTTCTGCTGCTATTAAGTCACTGTAGGCTAATGCTGTTGCATTTGCAATCGTTAATGCTTGACCTGTTGCAGGGGTTTCAGCCAAAATGCCAAGAGGTTGAGTTGTGCCAACTCCACTGATAATAGATTGCTCAAGTGCCTTAACCATTGCTTCTGTGACATTGTTGATTAATGCGCTCTCGAAGATTGCAAGGGTCACATTGTCCACTTCAAGGCTCACAGACACGGCACAACGTAGTTTGAAATAGGTAAAGGTAATATTTGCGGTAGTCTTTTTCTGAAGGTCACTTGTTACGCCCTCTGCCACCCATGTTGCAACTGGCTTAACTGCGGAAGTAGGGATTGACACGCCGCCTTTATAGGCGGTGCGAGTGATTAACGGGAGAATCATTCCGGTTGCTTCTAGTTTCTCAATGATCTTTTCCATTACGGTTGTTGGAATTACTGTTCCGACATCACCCGTGGTTGTGCTTGCGTCTACGTTTAAGAATTGGCTAGGAATTGCAGTTCCTTTAATCACATTGGCCATAAACGCCTTGCGGTAGTCCACAGAAGCGAACATATCCTCACTAACCACAGCATTTGTTGAATCTAAAACTTTTCCCACGATGTTCACTCCTTTGTTTTCAAGATTTAGCACCTTGAACTTATCCTCAAGGGCTGCTTTGTTTGCCAACTCTTTAGAT